AATTAAGGGTTTATAGTATATGGTAGTCAGTAGTCAGATGTTTTCACGTTTTCTACTGTTTAGTTTTTTAGCTAATATATTTTATTTATATATAATACTTCTTACTACCTGACTACTTAATGAGATAAGTATATGTTAAATAATAGGTTGAATGGTAGTCAGGTGATTTTTATTTACCTTACTACCATGTGACTACTAACTACCGGAAGGATTGGAATTATGGGCGTTTTCCTTAAAATAAGCAACATTATAAGCAAAGCAGAAATAACAGCACTTAACAGAGCTGCTAAGAGCGCTATTACTGCTCCATCCAGTGCAATAAGAGAAATTTATAATATTAAGAAGAAAGACCTTGAAAATAATATTACTATTGATAAAGCAAATAGTAAGAACAATTCAATACGAATTACAATAAAAGAAACGCCTTTATCGCTTGCTTATTTCAATCCCAGACAAACGCAGCAAGGCGTAACTGTAGCAATTAAGAAGGGGGAACGCAAGCTTAGACGTAACGAACCAAATAAAGGATCATTTCTTTGGATTGATCAAAACAGTATTACCCGCTGTGTTTTCATCCGTACCGGTGAAAAGAAAATAATGAGTAAAGGCAGACACGAAGGTAAGAAGCGGGAAGTTATTAAAAAGCTTTACGGCATCACGGCCATGGAGTTATTTAGTACCTCTAAAAGTCTTGGCATTATGAAAGATAAATTTGATTCTGAGTTCACAAAGAACTTTGACCATGAAATACAGTACCGGTGGGGCGAGTCTTCAAAAGGTACTACCTCATGATGCCCTTTGCGATACGCTTAGCAGCGCAGGAATTCGGTAGTTAATCTAATTGTAACATTGATCTGACTCTGACTATGAATATAAGTAACATAAATATAGGACGTAAAGAATTAGCGGAGTTTTTTGGCTTTACTGAAAAATATATTAATGAGTTAGTTAATGATCATGGCCTTCCTCGCGAAGAACATAATAAATATAATCTCATTAAATGTTTTCAATGGTTTATTGTTTATATCAAAGAGAATCACACAGCAGAAATACTTAGACTTAAAAGAGAAAAGCCCCAGGATGATCTTGCACGTAATTCTGCGCGGCTTAAAGAACTTGAAATCCTTGAAAAAGAGAAAAAACTTTTTGATTCGGATGATGTAACGATGGCATGGTTAAATGAAATTAAAATATTCGGTGAAATGTTAGATACAATTTGCATTAACCTTGCGCCTTTGCTTATAGATAAATCAAACGAAAAAGAAATCCGGTACCTTATTAAACAACAAACTGATAAAATAAAAAAAGAAATTGCAGACTTACAACTCAAATAATAATTTCAGCTTTTTATCTTTGCCTGAAATTTTTCAAAATCTTATAATTCAGGCGCGGCGAACTTTAAAGCCTTTGTCTTATATACCACTGAGTCAATGGGCGTCTAAAAGAAAATTATCGGGTAAAGAAACATCAATGCCCGGACAAATCAATCCGAATCTATTTCCTTTTTGGAATTTTATTCTTGATGCAGCTAATGATAAGGAGACTGAGGAAATATCTGTAATGTCAAGCGCTCAGATCGGTAAGACGGAGCTTATAAAAAGTATAATTAACTACTATATTGAATACGATCCCCAGAATATTTTACTTGTAGAACCTACACAAACCCTTGCAAGGATGTTTTCCGCTAACAAATTAGATCCAATGATTGAGGCTAATGAAGAATTAAGATCTAAAATAAGCAAAAAGAAGAGCCGTGACAGTGAAAATACTCTTGTTCATAAAGCTTATTATGGTGGATCCTTGGATATAGTCGGTTCAAATAGTCCAAATGATTTATCCGCAAACTCAAAAAAGATTGTTTTAAGTGACGATATTGATCGTATGCCTGAGTCAGCTGGCAATGAAGGGGATCCTGTTTACCTTGCTGAGCAACGTACAGAATCATATCGCAAAATCGGCGGCTTTAAACATATACGTTTTTCTACACCAACGATAAAAAATAAAAGTCGTATAGAAAGATATTACAACAATAGTAATCAATGTATGTGGTATATTCCATGTCCATTCTGTATGCATCTGCAGGTTTTTAATTTTGATAACCTCTATTGGGAAAAAGAAACTGGAATGTTTGGGGAAAAGACTCTTTATCATGCAGACATTTCTAAGGGTAATGAAATAGATTTAAAAGAATTCGGCAAAAGAAATGAACATCACCCTGAAACAGTTAAATATAAATGTTCAAACGATGCCTGCGGTACTCTTATCGAACATAAACATCAATATTGGATGAACTTAAATGGTAAACCCATTGCCAAATACCCGGAAAGGAAAAAACATATTGGCTTATGGATTCACCGCTTATATAGTCCTTTGGCTACATGGTCAAATATGGTTAAAGATTATTTGGAAGCTTTCAATGATCCAAAACTTTGGCAGCCATTTTTAAATACAGCACTTGCTTTAACTTACGATGAACAATTTGCACAGGAAATTAAGAGCGAAGGATTCACCGATAAGCTTGAAAATTATTTTACCGATGAATATCCCTTTCTGCCAAAAGAAATATTACTTATTACCGGCGGCGTTGATGTCCATCCCGATAGGTTAATCTTGCAGCTGCTTGGCTGGGCGTTTGGAAAAATTCCTTATGTAATTTATTATGAACAAATATATGGTGATGTATACCAGGATGATGTCTGGCAGGATCTTGATGACCGGCTTACCATGAAATTTAACCGTGAAGACGGTCTGGAACTATCTATCGGCATTCATAATAAGTTAACTCTTAAAAATGAAGAAAAAGAAAAAATAATAGAGCGCATTAACTATCTTACCTTTGTCGATGCCGGTGATTCAACAAGCGCTGTATATAGCCAGTGCTTAAAGCGACAAAAGAAAGGTATCATTGCTATTAAAGGCCGCTCAGCGCCTGGTAAACATATACTTATAAACACAACTAAAGTCGGCCCGAAGGGGAAACAAAAAGCTACTATATTAAAAAATATAAACGTTGATGCAATTAAAGACCGGTTGTTTAAATTATTGCAGCAAAGTAAAGACAATCCTCTTAATTCTAACATTCAAAGAGTGCATTTTACAAAAAGATTCTGCGATGAGGAATATTTTGAAGGTCTCGTTTCTGAGAAACCTATCCGGGTTTACGATAAAAAACTTGGTATGAAAATTCAGTGGACAAAAAAAAGCAAATCCATCCGCAATGAACCGCTTGATACTTTCAACTATGCCTGGGCAGCTATGGAAAGTTTAGTTCCAAATTTTGAAGCTATAAAAGACAATCAGCAGAAAAGAATTAAGAAGATGATTGAAGAGGGTAAGATTTTACTTAAACAAAAACCTATTCCTGAAATATTTGAACAACAAAAAGAAAAAATTAAACCGCAGGAAATTAAACAGCCGGTTAAACCAAAAATAATTATCAAACCGGTTAGAAAAAACTGGGTTACACAATATTGAGATATTAATGAAAAATAAATTTAATTTTAAAAGAGGATCTGCAACTCCGAAAGGAAAACTTCACACACTAAGATTAATTATAAAAGATCATAGTTGCTTTGATGATTTAATTAAAGCAAATAAGGCCCATGATACATTGGAAATGGGGGAAATTATTAAAAGATTAAAACGCGAAGCTGAGGCAAAACAATTAAGACATCTTAGACAAGATAATCCATGAATGAAATCCCACGCAATACCCGGATAGATATTTATTCTCATGTTGCTACAATATTTCGTGAATCAGGAATTAATGATAACCTTCAACCTTTCGTTAATCACCTCCTTGAATCTTATTTTAAAGGAGAAATAATAATATTAAATCCTGAAAATCAAAAATATATTTCATCACTAACCACTAAAGACAAGTTAGACCGGAACTCAAACGAAATTGTTAATGATCTTTTAGATACCATAGAAATAGAACCTGAAAAGAAAGAAAAAATTAAAATAAAAATTCCTTCCAATAAAACAAATAAAATTAAAATTATAAAAAAACAAACCAACTGGGTAAAAAATTACTGATATAATTCTACGACGTAGAATGTCGTAGAATGTCGTAGACTTCCTCTAACATTCTCACCATCTTTACCCGCAACAAAAAATAAGCACAATGTTTAACAACAGAAGTCAAGATTATTTTGAAGACGTCCCACGGGACCGGTTAGGATTTAGAACCGCTAACAACGTTCCGCATATTACTCCCGTCGCAATCTTAAAACAGCAGCTCTACGCAGGTGAAACCTGGGGGTGGACGGAATCCGTCTCCACATACTCGCAAACAGAACCGCGGACAATCATTGCTTATCCTTCTTCAACCTGGAACCTCAATATTATTCTTAAACTGGGCGCCAATCCTGCTGTTAACCTTTGCGTAACACCTAATGCGGATAATATTCAGTTTGATATTTCACTTAACGACACAAAAAATATTCCTAACGGAAAATATATTTTTATCTACAAGATAACTCAGCCGAATATTGTAAAAAATATTTACTCAGGAGAGATAAATATATTCCCTAATCTGTCCCTTGAGGGTGTTGACCCGCGTAAGCAGTGGGAAAGAATTTATAATAACCTCATGGCTAAATATGAAAAGCTATCAACTCGTGAAGTAACTGAAGTTACTATGCTTAACGGTAAGCATATAAAATATGAAGAACGCGCAGAGCTGCTAAGAGATATTAAAAACGCGGCTATCCATGCCGGAATTGAAAAAGCATTCAAAAAAGTTTTAGTAAGATTTAACGACACACAATCATGTATCTATTAGAAAGGAAAAAAATCATGAAAACATTATTATTAAAAATATTTGTTTTTGCTTTTGCTACATTGTTATTTGTTGCGCCTTTACAAAAATCACTTTTGGCGCAAACATCTATCCCCGGGGATAGCTTACTTGTTTGGGATCAGGACCAGCCAGCATCCGGTACTGGGCAATTTGTAAGTCATTCTACGGGATTAGCCGCAGTGCCTTTTTTAATTGATTCCGTTTATAATTATTATAGTCACTGTTTCAGCCCTGCGTCTTATACCGGGAGCATCACCTCAACCAATCCTGCAAGCTATACAAAATTATATACTTCTGCTTTTGGCAAACCGCATATTACAACGGTTGTGCAGGGGACAAATGATCAAATAAATTATTTTGCAGTTGATACAATAAGCGCTGTTGGGGATTCGGCCCAGACTGCCTCAAGCGGCGTATGTTATTTTGGACAAAGATATGGATTAACAAAATATGTTTATTACAGGCTGGAATTTATAGGTGCAACCGGTAACAGTTCTGTTGCATACATAAAAAACATAAATATAGTTTTCACAAAGCAAGTGCACTATTAACATTGATAATTGTCGATTGACGATTGACGATTGAAGAATAATAAATGAAAATATTCGATAACATATTGCATAGAGCCGGTTTTGTAAGGGAAAAAAATCTCCCTAATAAAAACAATACACGCGAAGTTCCCATAACTAAAGCCGGTTCACGCTCCTACGATGCTGGAAAGCTTAGCCGTACAACAAACGACTTCTATGCAACATATACGAGCGTTAATATGGATTTGCGTATTGACGGCATGCGGGTTATCTCCCGCATAAGGCAGGAATGGAAAAACAATCCTTACCTGCAGGGCTATCGTCTCTCGTTAATGTCTAATATAATCGGCGCTAAGGGTTTTGATGTCAGGTTTAAAAATGACGATGATATTGAGGGTACTGAAAAACTTAATGCGGCCTGGAAAGAATGGTGTACTAAACAATATTGTACCATGGCCGGTGAACTAACCATGACGCGTGTTGAATGGCTTTGGGGTATTCAACTACACAGAGATGGTGAAATATTCAGCCGAATGATATTCGGCCCTAATATAAATAAATTTGGCTTTTCACTTGATCTTTCCGAATCTGATCCGATAGACCGCAACTGCAATTTGATGCTTGAGAACGGCAATGCTATTGTCCAGGGAATAGAAATAGATATCTGGAAACGTAAACAAGCATTCTGGATACGTGAATGGAAACCTGAATATGAGGTTTACGCCACTATTCCAACTTCGTGGCTTGGCTTAAAACGTATTCCCATTGAAGGCAATAATTACAAATGTATATTTTTAATTGATGCTGATTATGCAAACCAGGTACGCGGCATAAGCAGCCTTGCATCTTCGCTCTTAACATTTCATCACATGAAGGGCTACACCGAATCGGAAATTATAGCCGCTCGCGCTTCGTCATCAAAAATGGGATTTATTTCGCATCCCGATACAGATGAAAATCAATATACCGGCGATGAGGTAGATACAGAAGGTAATTCAATTGCAAATTTTGAACCCGGCACAATTGAAGATATCGGCCATGCTAAATTTGAAGGCTGGGATCCTACACATCCCAACGGTAAGTATGCCGATTTCAAAAAAGCTATGATGAGAGAAGCTTCAACCGGACTCGGCTGCAATTATAATTTATTTGCAGGCGATCTTGAAGGTGTAAATTTTTCATCATTACGTGCCGGCCAGCTTAATGAGCGCGATATTTTTGCCGTCAAACAAACTTTGTTGGTTGATGGTCCCATGATTGACATTACCACGGAGTGGCGTAAATGGGCAGTCCTTTCCGGCGCTGTTGATATTCCCTTTAGTAAAATTGATAATTATGCGATATTAATAAACGGCCGCGCATATCCCTGGGTTGATCCTTATAAGGATATTATGACTAGCAACATTGCAATCGGCAGCGGCCTTTCTACCCGTACAGCTGAAGCGCGCAAATACGGCACAAACTATAATGATAACATTATTCAGCTTGCAAAAGAAAATAAAATTGCAGAAGAAAATGGCATAATCTTTAATGTAATTAAAGATCAGCCAAAAATTACCGGCGCAGATAATCCGGAAACGGATGAATCAAGCGATATTCCTATAGAAACAAATCCAGCAGGAACGCCGGTTAATGAGTCTGGTGAAAAAAGTTTTAAAAATAAAATATTAAAATTAGTTGATTAGGAATTAATATGAAATTCTCACTTGAACAAATCAGAAGCGAAATCAATAAAAAAGGTTTAATAAGAAATTTTATGCCTGATTCCAAACCTGTTGTTGATATGGCAAACCGGACCGCTGAATTTTCCGTATCATCCGAATACCCTGTTGAAAGATGGTTCGGCAATGAAATACTTGATCACTCCTCATCCAGTATTGATATGAGCCGGTTAATGGATGGCGCTTCAATTCGTGATACCCACTTTGGAGATCAAGTGGGCGTTGTTCAAAAAGCTGAAATTACTCCTGATCGAAAACTTAGAATTACCGGTAAATATTCCCAGGGCCAGCGCGGAACCGATATCTTAAATGATATCAATGACGGTATCCGTAAAAATGTTTCAATCCGGTATAACGTAAATGAAATGCAGCTTGAATCTGAATCCTCGAAGGATGATATAGATACTTACCGCGTTACAAACTGGACTCCGATACATGTATCTGAAGAACCGGACGGCGCTGATCCTACAGTAGGACACGGCCGCTCTAAAGATAATGAAGGTGAACAAATCATCATCCCTATTGACGGAACAAAAAGTTTAGAAGAGCAATTTAATTTAATTAACAAAAAGAACGAACGTAACATAAAAATTTTATTAACCAATAATAGGAGTACTAAAACCATGACCCCCGAAGAAGAAGTAAAACTTAGGGAACAATATGAGAGAGAAATGAAAACTAAATTAGATGATCAACAGAAGGCTGATGACCTTAGAAGAGATAATTTTATTTCGATTGCAAAAGACTTGCAGCCGAATCTTCCCGGGTTAAATCTCAGGAATGAAGTTGATGCATTTATTAGTGATCGCTCTAAAACTCCTTATGATTTTTCACGGTTTTGCATGAGCAAGCTTAAAGATCCAGAAGCTCTCAGAACTCCTTTAACTCAGATAGGCATGTCTGATAAAGAAAAAAAATCATTCAGCATGCGCAATGTTATCCTTGCGTTGGTTGAACATCGTGTTAGCACACTTGGCGTTGAATTAGAAGCGAGTAAAGCATGCGCTAAAGCAATCGGCCGCGAACCGGAAAACGGTTTATTCATCCCCTGGGAAATTCAGACCAGGCAGCTTACCGGCGAGCAAATGAAATATATGGAAGAGTTTGAAAGAACAAATCCATTGCGCAAAAATCTTAACCGTGATTTATCTGTTACAGAAGCCGTCGGCGCTGGCGGCGGTTATACAGTTCATTATCAGTACATACCTCAGTCATTCATTGAAATTTTGCAGAATGCAATGATCACTCCCGCTCTCGGTGTGCAGATAATTGAAGGCCTGCAAGGCAATATTCCAATGACGCGTGAACTTACCAAAAATATTACCTACTATATTGCAGAAGGTAACGCTCCAACCGCATCCGATTATACATTTGGGCAGGATATGATGACTCCAAAGACAATGGGAGCATTAACTCATCTTACCCATCAATTTGTTTTGCAAAACAGCATCGGCGGCGAAGCTTATGCACTTAGAAAAATTGCAATTGCAGCCGGTTTGGGCTACGATAAAGGTGTTTTATACGGCACCGGCCCTGTTGCGCAGCCGCTTGGCGTTATGAATAACACCGGTATAGGCGGAGTTGTAGGCGCAGGCTTTACACGTCCTAAACTTTTACAAATGATTCAGCAAATCAAAGCTGCAAACGCTCTTGTGTTAGGTCCTATTGTATTCGCAATGGATCCTACAACAGAGCAAATCCTTTCCGGAATCGATACCACAAATGGTTTTGGAAAATGGCTTCTTGATCTTAACAAACTTGGCAACTATCCTTATTTCTGTTCAAACCAAATGCAGGACGGCGATTTAATCGGCGGTATCTGGAGTGCAGACTTAATGGGTATGTGGGGAGTTGTTGAAGTTAGGGCCAACGAACTTGGCTCCGGATTTGCAGCCGGACAAATTGAAGTTCGTGCATTGGTTGACTTTGATAATTACGTAGAATATCCCGGAGCATTCTCAAGAGCTTCTGGTGTTACTGCTGCATTAGCAATATAATTTCTTTGTTCCTGATTCATGTATCTCTCCATTGCGGCAGACTCCAGCTGCCGCAATTATTTAGAGCTTAAAAATAAAAAATAATATTTAACATAGGATTATAAAAATTTATGAAGAAAATAGAAAATAAAGTTGCTGAAGATCTTATCATCCTTGAAACTACCTGGGTTGCCGGGGAAATAAAGCATAAAGGTGATGTTGTTACAGTTGCTAATAATGATAAAATACAATTACTTTTTACGGAAAAAGCAGTCCGTAAAACCGAAGCAACAAAAGAACAAATAGCATTTGTTCAGGAACGCCTGGACGCAATTAAAAAAGCCGAAGCAAAATCCAAATAAACTATTTGTCAATTAATTTATAATTCATAATTAAATGAATCACTTTGATATAGAAGCATACTTTAACACCGGCGAAGAAGAAAACGCAATACTTTATTCTCCTTCCGGGATAATGACAATTAAAGTTCACTTCTATTCAAAGTCAGACGTTATGAAAATTCAGAATTTAGATTTCATTGATGCTAACCCGATGATCGAATGCAAAACAAGCGATGTAGAAAATATCGGGCAGAATGTAAAAATAAAAGTACGCAATCAGGATTGGTTCACACATGAGCCTGAGCCGGATTCAGATTACACAACAAAAATATTTCTCAGTAAAGATTAAAGATTAATGTTAAAGCAAGATTCAATAGTAAAATCCTTCACCGCGGTATTTGCAAGCATATCCACTACAAATGGATATCTTACAAACATAGGCGCTGATACCTTGAAGGCAATTACAACACTGGCAAATCCGGCTCCTGCAAATGTTGAGGAATATTCAGATCGGGAAATTAGTCCTGATCAGCTTTCCGGCATTGCGGTATTTGATATAGTTGATTCAAATACAAACGTAAAAACTCAGGCATACCGGGGCAAATTAACTTTAGAGATTCATACCTTCTGCCAGCAGCAGGGGATGAATACACTTTTTATGCTGCGACAGCAAATTGCCGATGTTTACAAATCCATAAAAGATAATTATGGAACTCTTATTACTGCAAATAACATCCAAATCGAAAGAGTCAAGGATGAAAAGGCAGTAAAAAAAGCAGACAAAACAATCGGCGAAGCTGTAATTACAATTGATGTTATTTACAACGTTAATTACCGGTTTGGTTATCAGGATGGTAATTAAAAATTTTCCTCTCATAGCTGTATCCTCCATTCTTGCCGGGACTCATCCACCCGGCAGGGATGTTTTGAAGATTAAATATTGAAAGTTTATTGTGGCTGAACCTATTATTGATGATGAAGAGATTTCAACTGATAAACTCTTAAAAAGAATTGAAAAAAAAGTTGATCTATTAAGTGATATTTGCATAAAGAATGGCGGCGGCAGGCATATCATATATAACCGCACAGAGTTTTTCCAAATGTTGTATGACCGTCAATCTTTAGCAAAAATACGTGATGGTCTATATAAATACGCTGTATTATTATTAATACTAATTCAAATAATATTCATTTTCATTAAAAAATAAAAAAGGAAGTTATTATGAGTAAGTTATTTTCAATCAACGCGCTTGATTTATTAAAGAGTGTCGTAG